ACTACAATTTTATTGATGGGTGTAGCAACACCTGGATCACCAATAAGCCCAATGACCGGACCCTCTCCTGCAGTACCATCATGCTTGTGGCCTGTCTGATTGTGAAAGGCAGCTAATACCTGGTCAAACTCGTCATTAGAGTCTGATGACTGGATAATATCACCATCTGTATATGTACTTTGACGGGTGTAACCTGCCATATTCTCTCTCCTTTATCGACGTGCTGAAACGTCAAACTCTAACTGAAAACCTTTAAGTGAATAGGGGAATGATATGCCACTATCAACAACACGCAAGGCTACAGCAAAACCAGAACCTTCTACAGGCTGTCGCACTAGTGGGTTAGTCTGACCACCATAAGTCGCAGTGCCGTACAAGGATGTACCATAAATAGCCACAACCCTAGAGCTATCAAAAGGATAAGCTGCTGGGCGTGGTACGTCTGGTGCCTCATAGTCATAACGTAAGAACAGGTCTGCATTAATAGTACCTGTAGGTGCGTAGTTAATAATAACACGCTGAAAGTTTTTACGTATGCCAGCATCACCAGCAACAATATCAGGGCTACGGTAGCGACCGATGATAGTTGTACCATCAAAGTCATTACCTTGTTCTTGCCTGTAGACATAACCATCGTACCCACCGTGTAGTACATAAGTTACACCAGAACTAATTAGATAGTCTGTGCAAGAAGGTTGAATACCTTTTGTCTCAGAAAACTCATATGAGTCACCCTTACGTACACAAATAATACCTTTGGTCTGTGCTTGGGTTCTTTCCGATCTATTATTAAAAAATATACGGTACTGTGTTTTATCAGGTATAACCAAGGAATCAAACTCCTCAGGGTTACTGATACCCTCAAATCGTTCTTGAACTGGTAGACTGATTGTACCCAACTCAACGTCGCCAATGCGTTCAGTAGCAGCAACACTACGTAAACCATCTGGACCTAGGAATACAATATCACCAGCAAATTCCTGGACAGTGAATCCATTCTTACAACCAATCTCACGAGTAACAGGTTGCAGTACAAAGTCAGCTACAGTGTTGCCCGCAAGCTTGTAAATACGTTCTTCAGCAAAAATAAATAACTCTTCACGGAATACAGTAAGGGCAGTGATAGGACTATCTATGCTTATAGAGCCAGCACCATCAGCTGAACTAAAGCTAGTAATGGAGTAGGGTGCAGTAAAAACTAGTTCTTGTCTATTACCAGACATACCAGCAAAGAAAGCATGGTTCTTAAAACCTGCTATAATTTTAGGGTCTGCTGGAGCACCAGTAGCACTGATGTCAGTTACTGTTGTACCATTGTAATACGAAGCATTATTAGCCCCATCAGCCCAAGCAATATAATTTATACCGCCGATGTTAAAACGGTTGAAGGTATACTTACCTGCACCAGTTCTACCAGTATCAATCTGAGTCCAATACTGCTGTACCACGGCATTATCTAAATGAGCAGCTGCTGAAGTAGAGTTTGCACCACGAGTACAACCTGTAAAGGTAGTAGAACTTACACCTGTGTATGTTACTTGTTCAGAGCCGATTAAGATTGTACCGACAGTAGAAAAACCTGTTGTGCTGTCTACCGTAATTGTAGTTGCAGAGTTATTAAGTGCGCCATTTAATGCGTTAGTAGCACCTGTTGCTTTGAAGATCTTTTCTCCACGAGCAGCTATAACTTGATTGTCGTAAAAAGCAGTCATTAGTACAGGTTCTGTACTAGCAGATGTGTGTGGAACAATATTAGTATTCCACTTTTGATAACCAGTAATACGTCTGTACCCACCCTTAGTGTCAGGCTCAAAGTTTTCTAACTCAAGAGCCATACCAGGATTCATAGCAAAGGTAGATTGGTTGAGTACCAAGCCGCCCTGCAGAGGGAAGATGAATGGATTTAAACCTGATTCGTCTGCCATTAGAGGCTAGCCAATGAAGTTGTGTTCCTACTCAGGACAGTAGACCTAATGTAGTCTGCCCTATTCGCTAAAAGAGTTTGCATATTTTTAATACCTTGCTCAAACCTAGCAAAATTTAACTGGTACTGATTGACCTCACCACGGTACTGGTAGCCATACGCAGTTGCACCATCGACAATTACTTGTCGGTACTGCTGAGGAATTGTCGGCACATCTAAAGCTGCTACAAGAGATGTAGTGTAAAGATAGTATTCGTACTTGACTGAGTACGCTTTATCTGGGTAGGGATAAAGACCGTAGTTATTATCAGGAGTTCTAAACACATTTGTAGGAATCGCACCTACATTTGTTTCATCTTCTTGAGAAATATTACGGCTTAAGTATTCTTTGTAATCTAGAATCTTTAGTTTACCGCCGCCACACCCAAGTGCATTATCCTTAACTAAACGAAAGGTATCGTAGTCCACGTGCTTAGCATTAGATGGTATGTTATAACGGGTGGTTGCTGCAGTAAGTGTATCTGTTTGTGTAGCGTGGTTAAAGGGCCAGCTATATTCTTTCTGATTTACGTAGTTAATGGAATCATTTACTGCGTTTTTACATTGGGTTTGAAAACCTCGTGAGGATACAAAGCCAGACTCAGTTAAGACAACTTCGTTAAAACGAGATATAACCTCATTAGTCAGATCTAAAAAATTATATGCCATTAGTGCCTCTCTGGATGTTGTAATGGGGCCAGCACAAAGCCAGCCCCAAGAAGTATTTTAGTTATGCTAGTCGATCACGATCTACTTCAGCTGCTGCACGAGTAGCACCCATTGGAGCATAAACTACAAAGAATTTATACGAACCTGCGGATGGTGCGTTAGAACCTGCAATTTTAGCAGAGATTAACGTGTCAGCATTAGTTGCATTGGTCAAACCATTTACGGCTGTAATGATAGCATTTGCTGTTTTACCAGCATTAATATCAACAGTACCTTGTGCGTCGATGTCACCACCTGTCACACCCAAGGATACTGCATTTGCACCGCCAACTGTAGCTGCTGCGATACACTCAGAACCTGAAGCAAGGACTACGCAATTGCGTGGTACTGTACCAATATCATGTACTGAGTTTGCTGTAAGAGAACCGTGTGCAAGAACAGCAGTCTCTAAACGAACTGGAGATTGTAAAGCCATTTTTATGCTCCCTTATGCCAAGTTGTATTTAGCAGTTACAAGAGCTTCTGGACGAAGAATCTTGCGACCGTATAGATGCATACCACGAACGATGTCAGCAAAGCTGTCTGGATCACGGTATGTTTCGGTTTTGTTGATTTGCTCAGCAGTTGCTACAGCAGAATCATGACCAGCTACGATAGCACCGTAGTTAGTGTTTTGGTTAGCTGAACCTGTAGTACCAGAACCAGTACCGACTGATGGCAAGTTGCTTGAAGTATATACACGGAAACCGTGGAAGTTGTTCAAGACCAAACCATTACGAAGGCCACCGGACTCACCGAAGTCTGCATTAAATAGACGAGAATCTTCGTCACGCAATACTTCCATGAAGACTGGATCGACTACCAACCAACGACCTTGGGTATCAACTTGCTGTTGGTCCAAAAGACGAGCCATACGGGAAACAACCATTGCTGGTGAAGCGTATGCAGTTGGGAGTGCAGTTGCACCTGGCAAACGTGCAGCGATTGGGATAGAGTGATCGCCAGCAGATGAAGTAGTGATGTTGCCAAAGCTATCTTTACGAAGCTTCATAGATGTCAACAATTCGTCTGTACCAGCAGTGTCTACAGCCTTAGTACCATTAACTTGATCGTTAACAGCGCCAGCTGCAGCATGCAAAGCAGACTGCTTGTAACCTGCTAGATAGCCCAGAACTTCTTGGTCATACTGGTCAGCCAAGCGGTAAGCCGCACGTGACGTAGCAAGATCCATGAAATTTACGTGGCTATGAGCCTCCTCGATGTCGTCCATTTTGAACGCAAAATAGTTGGCTTTGTCTACAACCAAAGAGAAATCTTCGTCGTCAAGATCTTGTGCTGTGATTTGTGTACCACGAGCATATGACGATACGCTTACTTCAGGTTCTTTGATAATTTTTACTGTGTCGCCTTGGGCAGCAATTTCTCCAAAATAATCAGAGTTAGTAACGTCGCCGCAGACTGTGGACTTGCGGAATGCAAGCTGTACTTTTTTAGAGTAGATTACGGAACTGAAGTTGCCATTAGGCAAGTTACCGTGTCCACCGGATGATGTGAAGGCCATTTTCTTTTCTCCTAGAATGTTTGGCTTTAAGATAGAGATATATACGAGTCTAAGGTATACACCTCAACTCATAGAAACTAAACAAGAAGGGAAGAGGCTAAGTTTTTCTAGGGTGCGTTTGACTAACAGTCGGCCAACCATTAGCTTCACGGGCCTGTACTTACTCAGGTAGTTCTTATTCATATGTTTAAGTTTTAAGGGTTGTTGGGCAAGAGAGGTAGTCCCATAAGGGAGGCTCTTGTTCCTGCCGATAGTTATACTCCGGTAAAAATAGATGTCAACACCTATCGTGCATTACCAGACATATCATAGATAAATTTACCAGTTCTCATAGCTTTGGTAATTTCATCTTGACGTTCTTCGAACTCTTTTGAAGACATCTGAGCAACTTCAGATTCTGAAATCTGACCTGCTGAATCAGTTGCATCTACTTTAGTTCTTGAACCTTTGCTCACTAGAGATGCTGCCTTCTTAGTAGAAGCCTTCTTAGCATCTTTGGTGAGACCTTTATCAGACTTATACAAGTCGATAACTCTTACGACAGAAGCAGGGTCATCTTGATTTTCATAGATTGCATCCTGTACCCACTTAGGTTGTTCTTCTGCCCAATCGTGAAACTCATCCGACTCTCGTAAGTTAATAAAGTCTGGATGGGAATCTAGAATTTTAGATTCAGCTGACTTACGTGTAGCTTCAAACTGGACTTTATCCAGCTCAGACAAACGTGACTCAGCTTTATGAAACATCTCTTGTGCTTTTTTAGCAGCAATAGTTTCTACGATACCTGCAACATCTGGGTACTCTTTTGCCCAAGCCTCAATGTCTTCGTCGGACTTAGGTGGAACAACAGTGCCACCCTCCATACGTTTCTCAAGAGCACCGAACTTTTCTTCCCAGTCTTTTTCTTTTTGTTGCATGTGACGCCTAAGGTCACCGTATCGTTTCTTAAAAGACTTCTCTTCTCTATTTAGATTGGTGTTGTCTTCTTCAGCTTCTTCTGGGACAGCAGCTTCATCTACTTGATCCCCATCTTCAACCTCTTCACCACGAGACTTTGCCTCTAACAAAGCAATTTCTTTTTCTTCTTCTTCAATTTGCTTTTGCTTACGTGCGTGGTTATACCCACGATCTACAAAACCTGCTGACTTTGGTGATTCAATTGTATCTGCTTCTGGCATCTTTACTTCCTTATGTTGGGGCTAGCATTATTGCTAGGTCGCCTTATCGTTGTAGTAATTAGTTATTTCTTCTTACGTTTTCTCATTAGACCGCCTTTGTACTTCCCCCCTGGAGCACCTTTTTCCTTAGCTATTTCCTTTACTTTTTCAGGGTCGTAGGTAGCCACTGTTCTTGTGGAGCCACCTGAGTCTGTTATGTTTCTGGTCCCTGTTACGGCAGGTCCGAATTTGTCCCAGTTGTCATCGTTTGACCCTGTGTAGATACCCGCAGCCTGAGCTTGAGCAGCGGAAGGTGCTTGTTGTTGCTGAGCTGCTTCTACAGCAAGTTTTTGAGCAACGGTTTGTACTCTACTTTTTCTTTCCTCTAGGGCATCTAAAGCACGTTCGTAAGCTCCTTTGTTACCACCAAACATTTCAGGAGTTATCTTTACATCCTTCCCAGAGAAGGCAGCAAGCTGTTGTACAAAGGCATTCTGACCAGAAAGCGCACCAAAGGTACTAGCCCCCTGAACAAGGAAGCTGGAGTTATTAATTAACTCATCTGCTTGTTTATTAAGTGCTTCAGCTGTACTATCAAAACCTCTTGCCTCAGCTACCAAGGCAGCTGCCCTTATTTCTGAAATTGCTTGTCCTTGTTTAATACTAGGATACGCAGCTATTGCTAAACCTAGAGGACCGCCAGCAAGTGTTCCAAGAACAGCAGCGCCTTTTTTAGTGAAAGGATCTTGCTTAGAACCTGTACCTATAGCAGCTAGTTCTTTTTCAGAGAGTTTAAAGTAGTCTTGATCAGGCTCTTTAAACTTAACCTCTGTCGGTTCTGGAGGAGCCGTACCCCCACTTCCTCCACCGAAGTCATCCGTATTCGCTAATACACAAGTACCTGTTACAGGATCAAAGCCCATACCCATAGCTCTACAAGACTCAGCAGCAGAGTTAGGTGCAGCTGAAGTTGCGGCAGGTGCTGCACTTACTGCAGGGACAACTGCTGCGGCTGGCTGAGGGACATAACCAGAAGGTTGCATATAGGAACCTCCAAGTGTACCAGCCCATGAAGGAAGTCCTGGAATAGCACTAGAGTATCCGCCCTCTGCAAAAGACTTAGTAGCTTCTGCAGGAGGATTAGCTTGATTCATTTGTGCAGAAGGCATGTTAGGGTTTGTTCTGCTTACTTGGATACCACGTTGAGACAACTCTTCAAGCAGCTTAGGGTTTTGCTGAACAGCAGCCATAACCCTAGTAATAACTTGATCAACCTTATTAGGGTCTGCATAGGATGAAGTAGGTTGAGTTACTGCACCACCTTCTGCAAAGCTAACTACCAAACCACCTGCATTAAGACGTTGGTTAATTACTCTATCATTCTTAGCAGCAAAGGCCATCTTATCCATAAGACCACCATTAGCTACACCTGTAGTCAACATCTGTTCTAGTTGAGCTAAGTCTTGATCAGTGATCTCTTGTCCCATATCAGCTTGCTGCATAGGGTCTGGCACTGGCTCTCCGCCTATTCTACCATTAGATTCCATATTAGACAAGCCCATTTTAGCTTCTGTTCGTAGATCTTCAAAGTATTTTACACCAAAGAAACGTACAACATCAGCTGGTACGACATACTCACCTTCGGACAGTTGTGCTGGAATATCGTCACGAACCTCTTCTGCCATTGATCCAGGGGGAATTTCATTACCTGATACTGGGTCACGAGTCATACCGTCGTCACCAAGGCCACCTCTTGCGAATAGGTTCATCTGTTTATCCATTTCGTTTACTACGCCTCCTTGGGCAAATTCTTGGGTAAAATCCTGCTTACCAGTAACGTACCCCCTAAGCTTATCTAAAAAGGAAACTTTATCTGGCTCTTTTCTTGGTTGGTTCTGATACACAAAAGGGTCTACCCCATCTCTGCCTCGATACTGATAGTTAGTATTTTCTCCTTGTAGCATCTCGGCCCTAGCCTCAATAGGGAATTTCCTAGCACCAACTTCTGCCATAGACTGCACTACACGGGATTCAATTTCTCCCCCTGCGCCAAAATAAAATTCCAGATCTGCTCCTAAGATTTCTTCATCTATTTCCAGCATCCGAATGGTAGTTTTTAAAATCTCTTTATTTAGCCTAGTTCTTTCTTTGGTAAAGTTAGATACCCCATTTTGTCTAGCCCAAGCTTTTTGGACCTGGCCCGAGGAAACTCCATAGTCTCTTCCAATAGAAGCCCAAGACGGTCCAGTTAGTCCACTCGACCCTGATACCTGAGTTCTTCTTCTAAATATTTCAATCTCTTGTTTTTTTGTAAGACCCTTAATTGGAGTCTCTATCTCTTCTAACCTTCTACTAAGACTTCTTTCGGTACTATTTAAATCGTTTTCTAGACGCATCTTTACATCTTCAAGAGGTTTTCTTTTTTTGTCTAACTCTATTTCTTTTTTATCTAGTAAAGCTTTTGGTATATTTTCGCTGTTAGATCCTGGTACAAAATCTTCCCTAGCTTGAACTATGTGTTGTATCTCATGAAGAAGAACAGAGCGGAAAGCTTCTGTAGTTTTTGTATTTGCCAAGTTAATACTTACTAATCCAAGCTCCTTTGTTGCTGAGCCGCTTTCTCTGCCAGTGGGGTCGTTATAAAATTCAACATTTAGATTTTTTAATGTTGGGTACCTTTTAAATAACTCTTTATGCTCAAAAAATTCCCCTAACTTTGTACGTGTACCCTCAGTGTATTTACTTGTAACTTCTTTAAATTCATCTAGAGTTACCTGAAGCCTACCTAATTCTTTATTTTGCTTGAAAATATCTTCGAAAGACTTAACTGTAGATTTAGAATCGTCTATGTAGAATCTCCACTGACCATCATTAGGATCTACGTACCAGTTAGTCTTTTCCCAGATTTTTTTATTGGTGTTAAAATCTATTGCACCTTCTTTAAGAGTATCCGAATCTATTTTTGAGGACTGCTTTAAAAGTTTCTGAGCTTTCTTAAATCCCCCGCCAGTGCCAGCGTCTTTCATTCCTACGCCGCCAAACATCCTCATTGTATTAGAGGAATCCCCATCGGGAACCTTAGCTACAGTAGATGCAGCACCTGTACCCCCAGCTAAACTAAAGACGTCACCAAAGGTAACTTCTCCCAGACC